AAAGGTCTGTAACCCCCATTTTCGAACTATCAAAGTCACTTTGTCACACCCCCCTTCGCACGCACCCATTGACACGGATTCCGCACCCATTGACACACTATCCCTGCGCCATTGCGCCAATGCTGCGCCATTGCGCCAATGCTGCGCCTGGATGCGCCTAGATGCGCCTGGATGCGCCTAGATGCGCCTGGATGCGCCTAGATGCATTGACTCACTGGAGCTACCGATGCTGGGGGGGAGGGGAGGGCCGGCGACCCGATGGATCAAAAATGAAGACACCACGAACCATTTTTTATTTTTTCCAATAACCCATTAAGCCATTGAACAATCCCTACCAATCAATACTTGACGCAGCGTCGCACACTCGTAGTACACTCGGGCGATGCAGACACAGGAGATCCAGGCAGACCCAACCGCCGTGCCGGATTGGCTCGCACATCAGCCCCAACCCTCGAACAGTCGCACCGTCGCAGAACATCGTCGTGTGACCAGGGAGTTGCTTGACGCCACCTTTTCGGCCATGTTTGAGCGGGTGCTGTCAGAGATGACGCAGGGTAGAACGCTGAAATCGATCGTCAGCGAGGATCTGCGCAGCATCGAGTACGACGCGTTCTGGCGTTGGATCAAACGTGACCCCCAGCGTTATGAGCGGTACAAGGAAGCCAAAGAGTTGCGCACCGAGTGGTGGGCAGGCAGGATCATTGAGATTGCCGAGGCTGAGGATGCCGCCGAGGACGTACAGCGGTCCAAGCTCAAGATCGACACCTACAAGTGGCTGATGGGCGCTGACAATCGCAAACAGTACGGCGACATCAAGCAAGTCGAGATTGCACAATCAATCAGCATCACCGCAGCACTGGAGCAGGCGCGCTCGCGTGTGCTGATGAATGTAGAAGAAGCGGTTGACTACATCGAACACAAACCCACAGAGGATGACGACTGATGGCGCAACAGCCACGCTACGCCCCTGACGAGGAGCAGATGCTCATGAGTCAGTTGTGGTCGCCACAGGTGAGTGACGATCCTGAGACGTTCGTCATGTTTGCGTTCCCGTGGGGGCAGAAGAACACGCCGCTGGAGCACTTCAGTGGGCCGCGTCGGTGGCAGCGTGAGGTTCTTAGGACGATCACGCACCACATTCGGCGTAACAGAACTCCTGACGCCGTGCTCGACGCGCTGCGTGCTGCCGTGGCCTCGGGGCGGGGGATCGGGAAGAGTGCATTGGTGTCGTGGCTCATCTTGTGGATGCTGTCGACTCGACTTGGATCGAGCGTGATCGTTTCGGCCAACAGCGAGAGCCAGTTGCGCAACGTGACCTGGGGCGAGTTGACCAAGTGGGCGACGATGGCCATCAACTCGCACTGGTGGGAACCGAGTGCCACCAAACTCGTACCCGCCGCCTGGCTGACCACACTGGTCGAGCGTGACCTGCGCAAGGGCACGCGCTACTGGGGCGCCGAGGGGAAACTGTGGACCGAGGAGAACCCCGATGCCTACGCCGGGGTGCACAACCAAGACGGCATGATGGTCATCTTTGACGAGGCGAGCGGCATCCCGGACGGGATCTGGTCAGTGGCCGCGGGCTTCTTTACCGAGCCCATCGTCGACCGGTACTGGCTCGCGTTCAGTAACCCGCGGCGCAACACCGGGTATTTCTACGAGTGCTTCAACGCCAAACGGGACTTCTGGGTCACGCGCAACATCGACGCTCGCACGGTCGAGGGCACCGACAAGGGCGTCTACGAACAGATCATCGCCGAGTATGGTGAGGACAGCCGCGAGGCGCGCATCGAGGTCTACGGTGAGTTCCCATCGACCGGGGACGACCAGTTCATCAACCTGGCGCTGGTGGACGAGGCGATGCGCCGGCCGCCGCACAAGGACATGAGCGCACCGATCATCATCGGCGTGGACCCGGCCCGGGGCGGGGCCGACTCGACCGTCATCGTCGTGCGCCAGGGGCGGGACATCACGCGGATCCTGCGCTACAAGGGCGACGACACCATGACGGTGGTCGGACACGTCATCGCCGCCATCGAGCAGTACCGGCCGGCCATGACCGTCATCGACGAGGGTGGCCTGGGCTACGGCATCCTTGACAGACTCAACGAGCAGCGTTACAAGGTGCGCGGTGTGAACTTCGGCTGGAAAGCGCTGCGTCCCATCACTTGGGGCAACCGACGCTCGGAGATGTGGGGCGCGGTCAAGGAGTGGCTCAAGACAGCCAGCGTTCCACAGGACAAGCAGTTGCGTGACGACCTTGTAGGCCCGCGAGTCAAGCCCGACTCCTCGGGTAAACTGTTCCTGGAGTCGAAGAAGGAGATGAAGGCCCGAGGACTCGCCTCACCCGACGCGGCCGACGCCATCGCCGTTACCTTCGCGTTCCCGGTCAACACCGACGCGAGTGGCATGTCATACTCTGCAGCCGCACCTTCGTACTATGCCAAGCCGGTTGTAAACTTCTGGGGCACTCAGCAAAGGGCCTGACATGGCACGCATCTCGAACGATCAGCGCCTCTCGACTATCCATCAGGAAGCACTGCGGGAGTTCGACAACATCCAAACCGCGGTTCGTGACGAACGGCTGCAGTGTTTGCAAGACAGACGATTCGCCACTATTTCGGGTGCTACGTGGGAAGGCCCGCTTGGCGATCAGTTTGAGAACAAGCCGCGGTTCGAGGTCAACAAGATCGCCCTGGCCATTACTCGGATCATCAACGAGTATCGCAACAACCGCGTCACGGTGGACTTCATCAGCAAGGACGGCACCGACGCGACAAGCCTGGCCGACACCTGCAACAAACTCTACCGCGCCGACGAGCAGGACAGCACCGCCAACGAGGCGTACGACAACGCCTTCGACGAAGCGATTACAGGTGGGTTTGGTGCCTGGCGTCTGCGCACGGCCTACGAAGACGAGGAAGACGACGAGACCGATCATCAGCGCATCTACATCGAGCCGATCTTCGACGCCGACAGCAGCGTGTTCTTCGACCTCGACGCCAAGCGTCAGGACAAGGCAGACGCCAAGCGATGCTTCGTGCTGACCAGCATGACCCGCGACGCCTACAAGGCTGAGTACGGGGACGATCCGACTACATGGCCCAAGGAGATCCACCAGTACGAGTTTGACTGGTGCACACCAGATGTGGTGTTCGTGGCCGAGTACTACCGCGTCGAGTACAAGCCCGAGACGATCCGCGTCTTCCAGGCCATCGACGGCACCGAGGAGCGGTACAGCGAGTTTGACTTCGAGAACGACCCCGAGTTGGAGGCCACGCTGTCGGCGATTGGCAGCATCGAGGTGCGCCAGAAGAAGGTCAAGCGCAAGAAGGTCCACAAGTACATCATGTCCGGTGGCAAGGTGTTGGATGACGCTGGCTACATCGCCGGCAACTGCATTCCCATCGTGCCGATCTATGGCAAGCGCTGGTTCATCGACAACATCGAGCGTTGCTCAGGTGTGGTGCGCTTTGCCAAGGATGCGCAGCGCCTGAAGAACATGCAGTTGTCCAAGCTCGGCGAGATCAGTGCGCTGTCGAGTGTCGAGAAGCCGATCTTGGTGCCTGAGCAGGTCGCCGGCCACCAGGTGATGTGGGCCGAGGACAACCTGCGCAACTACCCCTATCTGCTGGTGAACCCGATCACGGGCGCAGATGGCAGCCAGCAGGTAGCCGGGCCGGTGGCCTACACCAAGAGTCCTCAGATCCCGCCTGCGATGGCGGCGCTGTTGCAACTGACCGAATCTGATATTTCGGACATCCTGGGCAACCAGCAGAACGGCGACAAGATCGTCAGCAACATCAGCGGCAAGGCCGTGGAGATGGTGCAGCAACGTCTGGACATGCAGGCGTTTCTGTACATGAGCAACTACAACAAGGGTGTGCAGCGCTGCGGTGAGATCTGGCTATCGATGGCCCGCGAGGTCTACGTGGAGTCCAAGCGTCGCATGAAGGGCGTCGGGCCTCAGAACGAGGTCGAGTCGGTTGAGCTAATGCGCCCGACGTTGGATCGCAACGGCGAGTTGGTCATGGAGAACGACCTCTCCCAGGCAAAGTTCGACGTGGTGTCCACTGTCGGCCCATCGTCGAGCAGCCAGCGCTCGGCTACGGTTCGCTCGCTGCTGGGCATGCTGCAACTCACGCAAGATCCACAGACTCAGCAGGTGCTGCTGGCGATGGCCTTCCAGAACATGGAGGGTGAGGGCATCAGCGACGTTCGCGCCTACTTCCGCAAGCAAATGGTTCAGGCTGGCATCATGCAGCCCACGCCCGAGGAAGCCGAGGAGATGGCCGCTGCTGCTCAGAACGCGCAGCCTGATCCGAACGCTGTGTTTGTCGAGGCTGCTGCTGAAAAGGCAATGGCTGAAGCGGACAAGGCCAGAGCCGATGCGGTGAAGACCGGGGCTGAGACGGCGCTGACGGAAGCCAAGACGCTGGAGACGCTGGCCAAGGTCGGCGGCGAGGTTGGGGGTGCGATGCAGCCTCAGAGCGGCGCTATGCAGGCCACGCCGCAGATTGACCAGAAAACAGCGCTTGAGATCGAGGCGATGATGTTGGAGAACCAACTGCGCCGAAACAAGGTTGAGTCCACCGATGGTCAGATTGAGCAGCTACGCGCCGAGCGCCAGGCAAACGACAGCATGGTGCAGGCTTCTGAAGTCATGCAACAGGCCGTGGCAGGCATTGGGCAAACGGTCGCCGTGATCGGCGAGGCGGTGGGCAAAATGAGCGAGGCCGTTGGGCAGTTTGCTGAAGCGAGCAGCCGCAACACTGACAAGGCCATCGAGGCACTCAACAAGCCTAAGCGCGTGGTGCGCGAAAAGGGCCGCGTC